AAAGATTCAACCTTATTAGATGGTATAGGCCAACCCTGTCTTCTAATATGATCATTAAGAAGATAGAAAGTCCAATAATGTTCTGTAGTTCCATATAAACCATAAGAAACATGATCAGGTCTATCACCATCTTGTATATTAATGTCTAAATAAAAACTATCAGCGTCTTTTATTTGATCAATTAAATCAACGTAAGCATTCAATTGTGGAAACAAATTGAAAGATGATTCATTTCCAAATTTGTAATCTACATTAGGAAAAAATTTAAAATAAGACATTAATATCCTGCCTCTACGTGTTGTCTATCGATAGTTCTTTCTTCAATGAACGTTAACACTAAATCGGTTTCTTGAAAATTACCTTCTTCATAAAAAGACATTGTTTGTGGGTTGTATGTGGTTTGAATATCTGTCAAGAAAGAAAGGTGCGTTTTAGTTGCTATGTCTTTACCATTATATTGAAAATGAATTTGAAATTTGTTTGGAAATTTAAAACCAGCCGGTATACCGGCTAATGAAAAAGTTTCAGGATATGCATTAGTTCTAAAAAATTTAATGATTTTACCAATATCATCTGCTTCTGTTTTATCTCTTGGTGTCATCTTAAAAGTAAAACTAAATGTTCTGATTCCAACAGATCTAAAAACCGCTCTTATATTTGGATTAGGCGTAATTCCTAGTGCTGTTCTCACTGCACCTTCACCTCCAGCTCCTAAAACTCCCGCTGCTTTTGAAATTCCAAGTGAAACTGCTTCTTGTGATAATGCCTGCCCACCTAATGCATTCACAAGACTTCCAAGAGATCTGCCTGTGGCATCTGTTAATGCTGAAGTTATTCCTCCTCCAGCTCCTAGAGATCTATTTAAAGCTTCACCAAACATTCCAAAAGGAACAGTATTGTCAATATCTATTTTATCTCCTATTTGCAAAGCGGGAGGCATATAAAGTGTAACACTTTTGTTTGTAAATCTTGCTCTTGGCTCATAATGACTTCTAGGATCGCTACTGTATCTTCTTCCCGCAATTGAGCCTTCGCCCAAAAAAGGACCATCCGCTTCACTACCAGAGCCGCCAGTAAAAAACCCGCCTACCCTTTCCTTTGCTGATTTAAGAGCGACCATAGACTCTTGTGATGCTCTAGAAAGTAAGTCATTAAAATCTTGTGTTATACTATTAGGATTAGGCGGTTCTGTTTCAAATGCTCTAAAAGTTATAGAACCACCATAACTGCCAGGACTGTTTTCTTTATCTTCAGAGCTTGGGGTAGACACACGAAGATTACGCGGAAATTTTATATTATTTCCAGCAAAATTTCTTCTTGTTTGTTCAGCACCAAAATTTTGGTTTATCTGATATGCGTTTCCGCGTCCAGGTTCATACATGTTTTCTCCATAAATATTTAAAAACATTTATGGTATTTATATAGATATGAAGACATATAAAGGATTCTACAGAGTAAAGCATAGAAGCAAATATAGAGGTGATCCAGACAATGTGGTTTACAGATCTATGTGGGAAGCTCGATGCTTTAGTTGGTGTGACAATAATTCTTCGGTAAAGAACTGGAGTTCTGAGGAGATTGTTATACCATACTTATACGAAGTTGACAAAAAATATCATCGTTATTTTGTGGATTTAAAAATAACTTTTAAAGATGGTAAAACTCTATTAGTTGAAATAAAACCTGAGAAAGAAACTACACCGCCTAAAAATCCTGGTCGTAAAACAAAGAGATATTTGAACGAAGGAATGACGTATATTAAGAACATGAATAAGTGGAAAGCTGCTAATACATACGCAAAAGATAGAGGTTGGCAGTTTCAAGTTTGGACCGAGAAAACACTACAATCTATGGGTATATTGCCTAAGCAAATGAAAAAGCTACCCCCTCTTAAAAAAATCTAAACTTGTATATAAATAGAATAATGTAGAAGAGGTAATATATGGCTAATTTATTTCAAAAACTAGAGATTGAAGCTTTTAGGGCTGGGATAACTCCCCGCAGTCAGGAATCACGTAATTGGTTTAGACAAAAAGCATCAAGGCTTGGTAGACTAAATAGAACTCAACTTATGAGAGACGAAGGACTTGAGCTTACGAGTAGACAAGTAATCGGATCTATGTTTATGTTTTTCTATGATCCAAAGCATAAAGAAAAATTACCGTATTACGATACGTTTCCACTTGCAATTATTATTGGTAGAGCACAAGGTGGTTTTCTAGGTTTAAATCTTCATTATCTACCTCCTACACTGAGAGCTAAATTTTTAGACGGTCTTATGGATCTAAGTAGTGATAATCAATATGATGATGACACAAAATTTAATCTACGATATAATATGCTTCAAAGATCCGCAAAACTGAAGTATTTCAAACCATGTGTTAAACATTATCTTAGTAGTAATGTTAGAAGTAGATTTGCAAGAGTGCCTGCTCCAGAATGGGAAATAGCAACCTTTCTTCCAACAGCACAATTTAAGAAAGGTAGAACTAATGAAATCTATAGAGATTCAAGGAAGGCTATCGTATGAGCATTAATGTCAATGAGTTTCTATCTCTTATAAACAGCAAAGGTGTTGCACAACCAAATAGATACATGGTTTCGTTGCCACCTATTCAAGATGTTGATGTTGATTTGAGAGAAATGAATCTACTGTGTAATGCCATAAATTTACCAGGAAAGCAAATTTTAACTTCAGATTTTGAAGTTGGTATGAAATTTGAAAAGATAGCTTATGGTTATGCGGTTGATGACATCAGCTTAAATTTTACGGTATTAAATGATTTCAAAGTAAAAGAATATTTTGAAAGATGGAGTGAACTAGTTATAAATTTTGGAAGTAATGAACTGAAATATAAAAATACATATCAAAAAGACCTTGAGGTATTTCATTTGGACAAAATGGGAAATAAAATTTATGGATGCAAACTTTTTGAAGCTTTTCCTACTACACTCAATCCAATTGAGATGGGCAATGCAAATACGGATCAAGCGACCGAATATAATGTCCAACTTTCCTATACTACATGGAAACCAATTTATTTTGGACAAGAAGGACAGAAGAAGCCACCGCCTACTAGTGCGGTTAAGGAAGATTTTAGAAGAAAAGAAGCAGCGGGAATTCCAACGTACCCAACTTATTAATATGAAAAGAGAAGATTATGATTCCTATATTAAACGATAAACCAAAATATGAAATGACTATACCATCAACTGGATCAAGTGTAAGATTTAGACCTTATCTAGTAAAAGAAGAAAAAGTTTTGATGATGGCATTTGAATCAAAAGATGAAAAAGCATCTTTGAGAGCAGTGATTGATACAATTAAAAGCTGTGTTGATGATGATATTAATACTGATAAACTACATCTATTCGATGTAGAATATATGTTCACTAAGATTCGTGGAAAATCTACAGGTGAGATTGTTGAGCTATCTGTTCCATGTGAAAGTTGTGAACAGACAAGTGAAATATCGGTAAATATTGATGACGTAAAAATAAAAGGTGATATGAAAGTTAATTCAAATATTGTTTTAAATGATGAAATAAGCATTGATATGGATTGGCCACTATATAACAAAATGATAGCGAATGATAAGATTAATGACAGTGCTTCTGAAGTTGAACAATTGATTGAATTAATTTGTGAATGTATTATTTCAATAAACACGGCTGATGATGTTATTTTAGTAAAGGATGAACCAAAAGAACAATTAGTGCGATTTGTTGAATCTATGACAAGTGATCAATTTACAAAAGTAAAAGATTATTTAGATAAAATGCCAGTGTGTGAAGTAAATCATAAATTTAAATGTCCTCACTGTGGACACGACAATGAACTTAATATAAGGAATATTTCTGATTTTTTTTAATCTGGTCTTCTAATGATACGCTAATGAATCATTATAAGACCAACTTCGCGATGGTACAACATCATAAATATTCTCTACATGAACTTGAAAATATGATCCCTTGGGAAAGAGAAGTATATGTTGCGATGCTTGTTGAACATTTAAAAGAAGAAGCGGATAGGAATCGGTAATGTCAATAGAAGCTGCCATACTAAAGTTAGCTGAGTCACAGAATAAAACTAATGCTCTGATCGAAACGAGAATGAATCGACCAGGTGCGCTTGCACGAGGCGTTTCGGCAGTAGGAAGAGGAGTTGGCTCAGTAGCGACTGCTCCTTATAGAGGAGCTATGGCAGCAGGTAGAGCAGCAACTGCTCCGTTTAGATTGGCAGCATCAACCGCAGCAAATATTGCAACAGCACCATATAGAATAGCAGCAGGTGCTGGAAGAATTGCAGGAGATGTCGCGACCGCTCCATTTAGAGCAGTTGGAGCAGCCGCAGGTGGAATTTTTGGTGGTGGCACAGCTAAATCAATTAACAAATTAACAGATATTGTTGCAAAAGAATCCACACAAAAAGCATTGTTGGAGCAAGTTGAATTATTTAGATCTGATTATTTAGCTGAAATGAAAAGACGTAGACAAGATAATTTAGATGCGTTAGAAGCTGGAAGAGAAGGAATAGGCAGTAGAGGAAAATTTGGAGCAGGAGCTATAGTAGGTAGCGGCTTAAGCGCTGGTGGTCCTGGTGGTCTTAAGATTCCGGGATTAGGAAAAATAGCGGGGGCATTTGCTGGTTTAGTTACAAGTGTTGTAGCGGCTAAAAAAGCGTTTGACAAATTTAAAGGAGATGTTGATAATAAACCTAAAACCAATGGAGATGCTGATGATACACGTAAAACCAAGTTCTCTTCTAGGCTAGACACAAAAGGAGAAACACCTACAAAAACAGTAGTTGATACTAAACCATCTGACGCAAGAGATGAAGCGAAAAAAACAGCGGCAGTAAATGCTAGATCACGACTTCAAGCAGCAAGAAAAGCTTCTGCTAATTTAGACGAAACTCCTTTCGACGAAGCAGCTAATAAAAATTCAGCATTAGCACAAAGAAAAA